ATGATCGATCATTACTATGTAACTCATGCTCAACTCCTGGCGCTGAGAAACGTTGTTGCTTTTATTGTGCAAACGATGCCTGAAGAACAAAAAGAGAGTGTCCTTCAGGTTTTGAAAAAATTTGCTGAAATAGAATTAATGGATGGTATCGACGCGCCGCCTACGAGTGATATCACCCCGAAAACAGTTGAGAAGTTAAATAAAGCCTACAAGGCAATCTTCACTGACATTATCGATCTTTCAACGCCTGGCAGGAAATCTGCTTCAGCAAGCTACCTGCAATAGCTCTCGACCTTATCTCCATGATGGCCAGAACGTTCTCGTCTGGCCCTTTCTCAAGTTTGCTCAGTCGAAATTCAATATTCTTTGCCTTGGTCATCGCGTAACCCTGCCGGTTAGTTGCGGGCAGTTAGCCTGCACTGATTTGTTTTGCGCCAGGATGTCACGCTTGGTCTGCTTATCCAGCACGTCGATATCGTGGTCGGTCAGGTAGATGACCCTCACCCAGCTGCAGGCCGTATCAACGACTACCGGGGCGGGTAAATCTTTCGCGCAGCTCGCGATCAACATCGTCATCGCCCATACGCTTAACGTCTTCCTGTACATCGCTTGCCTCTTTCACAACTTCCGCCTTACGTTCTGCCGCGGCGACGGTGGCGGCGGCGTTCTCTTCGGTACGCTGCTGATCGGCTTTGGCTTCTGCCTTACTGGTCCCGCGAGCATGGCCGATGCCGAACGCGCCAGCTATAGCGCCCAGGATGACGACCACCAGCCCCGCGATAGCTTCGATTCCCATGATCACACCACCAGTACCGATTTTGCTTTCAGGAAGCGAGCGCGCCGGTTATTAATCCCGTTTTGTCCGCCGTTGATAATCTGAGTAACCCGGACAAGCTCACCCGGATATTTCAAGCAACCTTTTGAGACATAGAACCACGCTGCACTACGGGCCGCGTACGAGGACTGCTCCAGTAATTCTGGCTGTGCCACCAGATCAACCTTCAAACCGCTGCCGCAGTCCCTGTAATTAGAAAGTCCGGTTATTTGAATAAGTCCGCGCCCTCGATAAACCCAGCCATCAGTTGCCTTGTTGTTACCCAACCGCTTGCTATAGACAATATTGGCGATAGCCCGCTGGCGCTCCAGAGGTAACACTGTTTCAGACTGGCTGCGCCCGAGGGAATTGGCCTGATCCTGCGTTAACCTGCCGTAACGAACAAAATCAGCAAGCCCGGCGATGCTGTAGTTGAAATTCTCCACTACCCTGTTAAACCCGAGACTTTCATGGCCGCATTGAGCAATGAACATTGCCTGGTCGATAGCGGAAGTGATGCCAAACTCTTTCATCGCGGCTGTAATATGCGGATACCAGCGCGCAGCTAACCCGGCGCTGATACCAGCCGCCTTCTGGAATTGTGTTTGATTCATTAGTGCCTCAGTGCATCAACCAGCCGCGCTACATTGCCCCTTACGCTAAGCAGCACAACAAGGATCATGATATTGGCCACGATTGTGGGCCATGTTGAATATGGGTAGATACCGCATAGATACGCCAGCGGCACAGAACTGTATGTGACTGTTATCAGCCATGCCAACCGAGAGACCCACTTCCGATGACGTGAGTCTTTACGACGATAAAACATCAAAGTAACCACAACACCTGCGCATAACAGCGCATTGATGGTTGCTGTAGGATCATTTAGTACCACCGGAACCTCCCCGGCGCGTTATTAGCGCCACCAGCGAGCCAATATCCTGATTGTTCAGGAAAGTGAGTATTTTCACGGCTAATGCCGAAATGATTACGGCACCAATAGCATCCAGAGGCTTATCGTTATACCCGGTCAGGTCGGATAGCTTAGAACCGACCAGCCCGGAGCACAGAACTCCAGCGATATAGGACACAACGAAATAGGCCATCCGTCGTGGGGCGCTCAAATCTGCCGCTGTCGCTATATAAAAGACAGAACCGGCAAATGCCCCGAACACAACACCGTAGTCAGTACCGGTTAACAGCCCGTAAACACTCGCCCCAGTTAAAGCGCCACCAGCTAAGCCTGTGCCGGTTATTGGTTCGGACATCGGTCCCCCTCAATTGCTGTGAATCCTCTCAGAATGAGGGGAATAAAAAAGACCTCTAAAAAGAGGTCTTGCTCTGTTGATAGATAGTTACTTTTTTATCTGACGTCCCAGACAGTTTCATCCAAGTCGATGATGATATTGTCACCTTCGATTTCAAACTCCATAGTCCCATTGATAGTGCTGGTGTCGTCCATGTCTGCGCACCCAGCGTAGAAATTTATCTCAGCTGTATATTCAAAAAAGCCTTCAGCAATCATTGTGATTTTAAAAGAACCATCAATGACTGAGTATCGCGCATCACCACCAAAACTAGTAAGGAGATGCTCGTCGAACACACCCGCATTGGATTCGATAATACCTTTCAGAGTATTTAAATCTGATGGGCTTGTGCCATTAAGAGGTATTTGATGATTTGTAATCTGCTGCATATATCCACCTATTTGTTGATGTGTGGATTTAGCATATTTCCAAAACGGTTATGTCAGAAATGTTTTTTACATCAGAAATGAAAAAACCCGCACAGGTGGCGGGCTTATGTTTTGTTCTGCTGCTCAGTTCGCTTTAACGTCCCGAGCCTATCACAATTCAAGCAGTTTCTGGCTCACTTTGCAAGTAAAATCTGTCGCTATTTGTGCCGAATGCGTCACACATTGGTGCGTATAGCACCGATTCAGCTAAACTTATCCATGCATCAACTCTTCGCCTGCAGGTCATAAAACACCACTCTGGATGCTTTTCATAAAGCTCTTCCGCTATGCGGCGTTTGCTCTTCCGTAACCGGTAATGCTCCACCACCAGGTGATACAGCTCTTTGTGACCACCCGTAATAAGGACTGCCCCCAGGACCTTATCAATCAGCAGTCCTTCATCGTCTGTACAGAAGGCCAGACCGCTTTTATTTTTACCACTGAGGATTTCCTTAAAGAACGCTTCCAGCTCTGGCTTGGTAATGCCTGATTTTTTCATACGGCGCAAAGCATCGTTTATAGCGGTCTTCGTTATCTTCCCTGACGCCAACAGCTGATTGAACATATTTCCACCGCTACCGCCGCCGATGTAGGACCAGCGGCCCCACATGCGCAGCTTCCCCTGAATCCAGATGGCCTCCAGCGTTTTCAGCCTGACCATTTCACCAGCTTTTCCAACCTCGGACGGGTTAATCATTATGCGTTCTCCACTATGCCAGCACGCCAATTGCCAGCGAACGATCCAGAAATCGAAACAGCAGCTCCAGCTGTGAGCCGTGCTTCTCCTCAAATGCCACGGTGTCAGCGTGCAACTCGTCGTGATGCGCTCTGCAAAGCGGCAACACAAACAGGTCATGCGCTTTCGTTCCCATTCCACCTTGTCCGTGGCCTATCAGGTGATGGGGATCATCTGCTGGTTTGTTACAGCAGACACACGACTGAGACTTAACCCAGCGCGTCCAGCTCTCGTTTACCCAGCGGCGGCGCTTTGGTCGCAGCATAAATGATTCCGGCGTTTCAGGATCTACGCGAAGACCGAGAATCTTTTTCTGTACCACTTCGCTCGCAGCTGGCTCCGGCACAATATCGCTCTCCTTCATCACCGGTTGATGCTTTATTTCCGGCAATCGCAGGGCTTTCCGGGCCAGCGATTCAGGGATGACGTGCGCCAGATTGTTTATTACCAGCCACCAGCACAACTCTGGGATCGTCAGTTGATGGTCTTCGTTGAACCCCAGCTGTGAGCGGATGACCGTTATCAGCCAGGATACCAGGTTCCCACGCGCAATGCCTGCCAGCGTCTCTGTGTACTGATCACGTACCAGGTTATCGCACGCCCAGCAAAGGCGGATGCTGCCAGGCTCATGCCGGAACAGCGTAAAATTTTCGCTGTGCCACGAACCGTGCGGGTACTGGCATTCAAAACGACGCTCCAGCTCGGCCTCCAGCGAGCTAATACCACCCGCGCGCAGAATGACGTCTTTGTTTTCGAATACAGGTATCAAAACCGGGTCTTCTGCCAGTGGCTGCGTGGCGGGAGGGATGGCGCCGGTTGCGTAGTCGCTGTATTTTTCCGGTGCAGGCTCAATCAGTACCCGTCCTCTCCTGAACATCGGCATGAGATCAGCACCTGGGCGAAGAAGAACAACGCCCATACGTGGGGCAATCTCAGGGGTTAGTAGTGCTCTCATATCATCTCCACGTCAGGCAACTGCACGAAAACGTCGGATGGTGATTTCTACTTTCCCTTTCTTCACGATGTTCCCCCACTCCACCAGCATGCGCTTAACCTGACTGTCGTCTTCCCAGACGCCTGTTAGAGTCAGGGCATCGAACAGCGCTTTGTTGTAGTTATCGATATCCCGACGGCGCTGATCCGGCGGATACAACACTATGTGAACCTCAGCCAGATCAGAGGATGGCCGGGGAACGGCCCGCAGTTGCTCAATAATCGCCGCTCTCGCTGCCTGCTGGAACTTGCGCCCTGTCTCGCTTACAAGATGCCTGCCTTTCAGCGGTCCCTTGCTCGGAGCACGCCAGTAACTATTTACGCTTGGTGGAAATGGTAAAGTCAGTTTCATTTAGCCCCCTTAAAGGATCGCTACAACGTCTTTTGCGACTTCCCGCGTACTGCTTTTGCAGGAGATCGAACGGCGCGCGTTGATGAATTGCAGGTTAAAACCATGCTCCCGGTACAGGTCGAGAACCTTCGGTGCGGATGAGTTGGAAATCACTACCCGAGCCCCACGGTGAAAGGCAGATACGCATTGCTTCGCCAGGTCCACCTGGTTCTCCCAGCTAAAACCACCAGCGGCGTAGGCGGTGAATCCGGTTGTTCCCGGCATCGGTTCGTAAGGCGGATCGCAGTAAACCACATCCCCTTTCCCTGCCAGGCTGATAGTTCGGCGATAGTCAGCGGCCATGAATACGCAGTTATGCGCCATAGCCGCGAAGGCTTTCATCTCATCCATCGGGTAATACGGGGCCTTGTAGCCTCCCCAGCCCACATTGAACTTGTTCGCCTGGTTGTAGCGCATCAGGCCATTGAAGCAATGCCGGTTGAGATACAGGAATGCAGCTGCGCGTTCAGTAGCATCCAGCGTCTGTGCGTTGAACTCGGAACGGATCAGCTCATAGCCATCTGGTGACCGCATGTGCTCGAACATCCAGCGGGCCTTCAATTCCACTTCATCCGGCACCACCGCTAACATCTGATACAGATTAATCAGGTCCGGATTAACGTCCGCCAGCAGGTAATCTACGTGCTTTTCACTGTTCAGGAATACCGACCCACCACCCACGAATGGCTCTATCAGACGTTTCCCTGCCGGGATATGCACGAACAGGTCAGCCAGCTGGGTATACTTTCCACCAGCCCATTTCAGAAATGGCTTGCTCATGAACGGAACCCCGCTGGGACTGAATAATCCACGTCGGAATAACTGGACTTGAACGCCGTGTCTTGTTTAACCCACTTTCCTCCAGTCCAGGCTGGGCGTCCGGCTGCTTCCCATTTTTTGGCCTTGTCGAAATATTCGACACAGTTCTCGGGAGCAAACAGCGTTTTGGGCCGCAGGTAGTCGCTCATCTTCGGATCCTGAGCCCATTTCGCGTTCAGGTAGTCAACCACCAGCATCAGGTCTTCAGGGCTGTAATCTTCAGCCAGGCGTCCCCGGATATAACCCAGCGTCGTTTTGGTTCGTCCCCCCTTGCCATAGGTCGAGTTGGTTACCCGATTGAAATGATCCAGAACGAGATCTGCCGGATCTGTCTGGTCTGGTTGCAGCGCAACCGGACAAGAGTCTTTACCTGTAATCTCTGTAGTACTCTCTGTTGTATTCTCTGTAAGATCATCGTGCCAATTTGACCCGATGACAGCGGTTCGTTTTGACCCGGTGGAGCGTTTCACATTGACCTCTTCCATCGTGTCATTTTGACCTGATGGAACGGCGCATTTTGACTTCTTCGATTTGGTCACTTTGACCTCATCTAAAAGCTCGCTCTCGTAGTTGATCGTGTAGTAGTTCGTCATGTCGCGCTGGGACTTGTTCAGCTGCTCAACTTTAAGCACGCCCAGGCTCTTCAGCCGGGTGAAGGTGCGCTTCAGAGTGGATTCAGACCAGAACGGGAATTGCTCCAGCCATTGCTCTGTCGTGTTGTAGATCCAGCGTACGCCGTCACGCTCCAGCCCTGAGTTAGTCTCCTGCAGCCAGTAGTTAAGCTGCTGCAGCGCAATGGCTTCATTCAGGCCGATGCTATAGGCAAGGTCAGGATTGATGACTATCGGCCTTGATGGCATTAACAGGCTCATAAGACCCCTCTATTTCCCTGAATTTTCGTCTGAACTGCTCGAGCGGGCTGAAACACTCGTGCTTATACCCTTCGCGCAGGTATATAACGCGCTGTGTCTGGGGCTCCCAGCGTATGACCCTGACCGGGACGCCGCAGTGATCTCTGAACCATCGGTTGAGCTCTCGCATACCTTCTCCGCCTGGCCGTTAAAGTCCCCTACCACCCACTGAGCAAACTGGTAGCAGACAGGTTCGAATCCGCCTGGTACTCTTACCCCATACACGAACTGCACCGGTCCTGCTCCACCAGGAACCGGACGCGCTACAAGTTGCGACCTGCGGTACTGTGTTGATAAACTGTTCATGCGTTAGTAATCTCCACTGATAACGACACGCCACGACGCCAGGAGCTGCAACTCGCTGGCGTCACTTCTTTTTGCGTGAAAAAAGCGTGATGATTGCGGCAATCTCTTCTTCGCGAGCTGCCAGGTGGCGGCGGTGATGCACCATGATTTCTTCGGCCTCATGCCTTTCAATAACGCCATCCTCAAGTGCCTGTTCGATAATCTGATCAACCTGCCCTCTGGCGGCAGAGGTACGCATTGCCCGGCTAAACAAGTCCACGCGATCCAGCTCTTCCAGGTGCAGCACATCCACCAACAGAGCACCACGACGGCGGGCGAAGTAGTCTGCCAGTAGTGACGTGTTGGAAATGTCTTCCATCGCTTCCAGCTCCGATACTTCAAAAAATCGACAGCCGTTTTTCTCGTAGAGGTTGTTGTTGAACTGCGTCACGGTCATTCCCAGTGCGCCAGCCATTGCTTCGCGCCCACCTGGATATGCTTTGCACATAGATTTCACGACTTCTTTGAGGTTCATACCTACTCCTTTCAAACTCGGGTGGTAGTTACAAATTTGATGCAGTGACATTAAGCTTTCGCATTGCTGTACCTCTTAAATAGGCCCAGTCAATGTCAGGACGAAGCTCTTCGCAGGTGACAGCACCACCAGTGGCTTTCTCAATCTCAGGGCATCGTTCCGCAGGTATTTGCCTAATGCCCGTTGTCCATTGATTCACTGTTGGTGATGAGATGCCTAGATTCCTTGACAAAGCGGCTTGTCCCCCAACAATGCGGCAGGCTTCACTGATTGCTTCAAGGCTACTTCTCATAAACGGATTCCTATGATTTCCACACAAGCAGATATTAGGCTAAGCCTAATAAACAATCAATAGGAATTGCCTAAGCTAAAGGTTATGAGGATTATTAGGCAATGCTTAGTGGTAAAGAATTGGGCCGAGCGATCGAGCAGGCCATAGACAAGAAGCTTTCAATAGGTTCTGCCAAGAGTAAGGCGGAAATCGCACGTCATTTCAAAATAAAACCCCCATCAATCCATGACTGGATCAATAAAGGCTCCATATCGAAAGAGAAGCTACCAGAGCTTTGGAACTACTTTTCTGATGTTGTGGGCCCCGAGCACTGGGGGCTAAAAGGATACCCGCTAACTGATACATGTGAGCCCGCAACAGATCCCATAGTTAAAAATGGTTCTATTGACGAACTCTATAATAAGGCTTCGAGAGAGAAAAAGGCTATCATTGATTTTGTCCTCTTAGAGCAAGGACAGCGTATACCTGGCTGGGTAGATAGCGACGCTAAAGCATATTTAGACTCACTAGAGATGAAGATAAGGAGATGGGAAGAGCAGGAGGAAGATGGAAAAAAACAAACGAAAGCCAGAGCTTAAGCTTATATGGTCTAACGGACAATATCTCTAAGCTCCATACATGTTAAAAGCTCTGAGATTGATTCACTTGCATAACTCAATCCCTGTGGGGGGATTGGCTTGTATGAAGCCCATCCGGGGATTGTGACTTGCTTTGATTTAACAGCAGGTTTTCACTTTGCATGGAGGATGCATGGAAAACTTCAAAGTACGTCTTAAAAATCACATTGAACATGTTAAAAATGTTAGAGAACACTGCACAACGGAAGAGACAACCAAGCAGGCTTTGATACTTCCTTTCTTGGACATCCTAGGCTTTAACGCATATGATCCGCAAAAAGTCAAAGCTGAATATGGTGCGGACTTCCCTGGTGTGAAAGTTGGTGAGCGTGTAGATTATGCTCTATTCTGCCAAGGTGTTCCCGTTATGTTTATTGAGGCCAAAGGTTGTAAAGAAAAAATGGACAACCATTGCCCTCAATTATCTAGGTATTTTAATTCTACTCCTGAGGTGACAATATCAGCAATTACTAATGGCATTGAATGGCGTTTTTTTACGGATCTCAATGAGAAAAACATAATGGATTCAACGCCATTTTTACGAATCATGATGGATGACATTAAAGATTCTGATGCTGAGCAATTATTTAGATTCCGGCATGATAAATTCAAACCAGAGGCCTTAAGAACACTTGCAGAAGAGAGTGTATACATTTCTGCATTTGTTAAAGTTGTGAGTACAAGCCTTCGGGAAGTAGATCATGAATTTGTTAGATATGTTGCAGGACGAGCAAATATTGGTCGTCAATTAAATCAAAGATTTATAGAAACAATAACTCCATTGGTGAGGCAGGCCGTAGAGAGGTCAGTAAGTGAAATGGTTGTTTCTGGTCTTTCATCAAGAACATCTATTCCTGAATTAGAATCCCCTGCTGATGTAACTGAAAATAATGTAATTGATGAGCGCGCAGATATTGTCGATGCAGAGAATCCCAACATCGTAACAACCTATAATGAAAGAATTTTATTTGAAAAAATCTGTTCTATTATAGGTCCTGCATACGAACTTCAAGCCAAAGACACAGAGTCATATTACTCTATTCTTTTCCAAGGAAAAACAAACCGCTGGCTGGTTCGCTATTATGACAAGAAGAACCGCTCAAACATACAGTTACCAATTGATATCAATGAAATAACAGGTAATGAAATTAAAAGAGCCGGACTTGAACATGATAACAATCGTATTTTCATTGAACATCCCGAGGATGTATTAAGGATTTCAGGTTTAATCCTTGATTCTTTACAATATGTACAGAATGATGAGAATTTCAGAAAGCGTCGTCCATAATCATAAAAACACTAGCTTTATTTCACACAAATCCCGCTTATGCGGGATTTTTTTTGACTGCCGACAAACATTAGGCTAAGCCTATTGACATATCATTAGGCAAAACCTAATATCAAGTGAGTCTGATGGACTATGTCATCTTGGCGGCGCCATGTGCAAGCTAAGTGTTTCAGGCATGACGTGCGCCCCACCAGCACGGCGAAAAGGTGTGACACCTCGGAAGAGACGAGGCCACAACCAAAAGAGCGCTGGCATGCAAAAAACATCTCGCAGCCGTTGCGGTACCAAAAGCCAGGATGGAACGGCAGAACGCGGTAGTGCTCTTTTTGTTGTGTGGAGAACTAACGTACCGCCATTGCAGTGGCGGTCCCCCATCAGCAAGAAATTTTAACCAGCTATTCACCCATTCTCATGGGTTGGGTTGCTGCACCCTAAATTTACGCGTTGCAGCGCGTCAGATGGAGAACAAAAGATGGCTAAGACAGCAAAACAACTGATTAAACAGGCGTACGAAATAGCCAAAACTATGCCACCAGAACAGGCAGCAATCATCAAGGAACTGGCTACCGTCCTCGATGTTTCGAATGTAGCTCTGCGCCAGACGCGCACCGAACGTGACGCCCTTCTCGCAGAGGTCAAATCTTGGGCGAAGGAGTGTGATCGTATTACTGAGCGATATACCAAGAAGCGCATAAATCTGCATGTCCTCGAAGCAATGCGCGATTTGAAAGCAATTTGCCCCACCAGCTTCCGTAACGTGGAGGCTCTCTGATGGCTAAAGACTCAAAGCTGGTATATGGCGCGAGTGGCAAAACGAACGTTTTGACGTTCGAACCTGAAAACCTGCACCTGGTTACCGACAAAACGCACCCGCTTTACGATGAGCGTATCCACCTGCCTATCAGCGAGGCAATGGTGCTGAACATCATGGACCAGGGCGTTCTTGAGCCGATTATCGTCTGGAAAGACCCGGAGACAGGGCAGTCTTGTGTAGTCGATGGTCGCCAGCGTGTGCGCCATACACTGGAAGCCAACAAGCGACTGTTGAAAGAGGGTAAAGAACCGTTACTGGTTCCAGCAGTCGCTAAACGTGGCTCCGCCGTTCGCATGGCGCAGGCAATGGTAAGTGCTAACGAAATCCGCCAGGCAGATACTCCGCTGGGCCGAGCAAAGAAAATGGCTGATGCGCTGGAGCGTGGGCACGACGAGGACGATTTAGCGCTGATGTTTGGCGTGAGTGTCCAGACCGTACGCGCAACACTGTCACTGCTGGATGCCACCCAGGCTGTTCGCGATGCAGTGGAGTCCGGAACGGTCACCGTTACCCTGGCGCGTCAGTTGGCATCGCTTAAACCCGAAGAGCAGCGGGAGAAGGTATATGAAATCGAAGCGGCAACTGCTGGCACAACCGGCCATGAAAAAGCCCGGCGGCAGCGTCAGATCCTCGGTGATGTAAAGCCTCGCCTGAAAACCCGCAAAGAAATCACAAAAGCCCTGGAATCTGCCGAGGGTGAGTATGCGAGCGCACTCCGTTGGGTGCTTGGGGAGGCGGTATGAAAATTGATCCTGAGAATTACAGCAAATATACCCTGCGTCGGTTCGCCGCCCTGTTAGATGTGATCTGCTGGGTGCTGATTGCCGTAGTAACCGTTGGTATCTGCATGTTTATTGAATGGTGGACAGCATGAACATAAAAGAGATCGGGAACGTGTTTCACTGTGATTGCGGATTTTCCTGGCATCGCGGTAAAAACGGTAACCATAACTGCGCTGATGGTTTGCGTGAAAAGGTACGGCAACTGGCGGCGGAGAATATGGCGCTGAAGAACGCCATTACAGACCATAGTCATTCGGTTCACTTCTGCGAGGTTTGCGGAAAGGATGATCCGTGCAGCACTGACGATGTTTGTTATGCGCTGAAAAATATCCCCGCCACCGATCGCATCGTAGCCGAAGCCGAGGCGCGCGGAGTTGAGAAGGCCATCGCCCACCTGGAGAAGAAGTTCAGCAATATCGGCGTGCAGATCATGAATTTGCAGTGGCTGGCAGACTCGCTGCGCGAGGGGGACGGCAAATGAGCATCGCCACTTATCTCAATACCGGTTTAGCCATTCTGGGATGGGCATACATCATGGTTAAAACAGGCCAGTGGATTACCAAAAATGCTCTGAGGCAGTGGGACAAGCGTCGTAAGGAATCTCGCCGCCAGAAAGCTGTGAATGAGTTTTATGACGCCTTTGAGCTTAACAGCCTGGAACCTGGCTCTACCGTTCGCCTGGCCACTAAAGGCGACCTGACAATCATGATGTTTCGCAGCGAGGAAAAGGCCAATGACTGATATCACCGAACTGGCGCAGAGCCTGAAAGCGGCAGCGATCGATGCCAAAGAGCTAGCCATTATCGCCCGGTATTCGAAAGGCCGTACGGCGGCGGAGAAATTTTACGCCCTGGCTAACCCAAACAATGTCATCGCGCTGGTAGAGGCGCTGGAGAAGGCGCAGCAGCGCATCGCCGAGCTGGAGTCCGGCACCGTGAAGCTACCTAAGTTCAAAATGCTCGAAGACTATCTCGCAGAGGTAGCCATTGAAGAGAGAAAACAGATTTTGGTCGGCGTGAAACTGGAGTTTCATCGTGCGCTGACCGACGCCGGCATCAAGGTGGAGGATGAATGATGGCGGAACGTTGGAAAATTTATCTCACTATTGCATTCATCGGCTTGGGAGCTACGCCGATAAGCATGGTAGCGGCAAAGATTGACGTGCCTGTTTGGGCGCTTATTGCCGGGCACTGCGGCGCGATTATAGCAGGATTTATTTGCGCAGAACTTGGAAGGGGAGCCAACCAATGACCAGCAAATTTAGCATCGACAACAGAGAGTTGCTTCAGAGAATCAGTAGTGGCGAGGCTGTTGCGGGAATTGATTTTGGTAATCTAATCGTCAGGGAGTTGGCTGCATTCAGGCTGTCCGCAATGGACAGCGAGCCGGTGGCGGTAATTGACCTGGCTAACCTTGATTATCTCCTAAGTGGTGCTGATGCCGATGTGTGGCCTCCTGAGCGCGAAGAGATGGGAGATGTGCTTCTCTATCGCCACCCGCAGCCAGCGCCGGTAGCTCCTGTTTGCACCTGCCCCAGCGGCGATGGCTCGCTTCGCTGGCCGTGCCCGGTGCATCCTGGCAATTCTCCGGTAATTCCGGATGGTTGGACAGGCAGCGATAAAGCAAACGCAGCGCTGATGATGCTTGATCGGATTGAAACGGCAGACCCTGTTGATGATGACCGTATCGACGGCATTAAGCGCATTGTTCGTGAGCTCGCAGCCGCCCAGCAGGAGGGAAAATGACTATAGCCATCGATCGACTTAAAGAGGTGACAAGGGACTTTGGTCGCAGGCATATCGCCTACCAGATGGCCAGAGAACTGCTGGAGATTTATAGCGGTAACGGCCCGGTTGTCTGGAATGTGTTGAGCGATTTCCCTCCTGAGGTGAATGGCAAATATCTTGTCATTACCAGCTACGGGGATATTCGGACCGCCTGCTATGACTGCGAATCAGGGGAATGGAGGGCTTCAGATGGCACCATTACCGGAGTTATCAAATGGATGGAGTTGCCAGCCGCCCAGCAGGAGGTGAAGGGTGAGTAAGGTCGAATTGCTTGAGAAGATATCGGCGCTCGCTACTGAATGCCACGCGCTGGCCTGTGAGCTTGATATTGGTGATGAGCGAACCGAAATGTTCGAAATCTACAGCGTGCTACACAACCTCGGTCGCCGCGGGTACGCCTGCCAGGTAGGGCGGCGAATGAATCCATTGCTCGCATCCTGCGATGACGACGATGATGAGGATGATGACTGATGCCAAGTAAATTAAAGCGCCGGCGATGGAGGCGTATGCGGGATGATTTAGCCTGGTATAAGGATGAAGCAAAGGACCTTCATTGCCGTCTTATGGAATTAGCCGATGAAGTTGCAAACCTTCGCAAACAGATTCTCCCAGAATATAAAACGGTGATTGCCAAACTGAAGATGTACGAAACAGATAAGGATGATCGAGACCACCAGCTATGCAGAAGATGTAATGACGGGATTCGTGGTGGTTGCTCGTCATGTTCTTATAACGTTCGATAACCGGGTGCAGCCGGTATGTGGAGAAGAAATGTCACGTATGGTCTCTTTACTCGAATGGGCGAAAGATGAATTCGGCAGTGAAGCCCCTAGCGAGCGAGTATTAAAAAAATACGCTAAAGGTCAGATGATAGCGCCACCACCGATGAGAGTCGGACGGCGCTGGATGGTTGACAAAGAAGCTCGTTTTATAGGTGTAGTTGCTGAACCGCAACTTCCAATAAATGTTAACCCAAAACTGAGACGGATAATTAGCGATGGCAGCTAGACCGCGTACCCATAAAATCACTATTCCAAACCTATATTGCAAACTTGATAAACGTACCGGAAAGGTTTACTGGCAATACAAACACCCGATATCTGGTCGTTTTCACAGCCTCGGCACAGACGAAGCTGAAGCAAAGCAGGTGGCAAGTGAAGCAAATACTATTATTGCAGAGCAGCGAACCAGGCAGATCCTTGGTATTAACGAGCGCCTAGCTCGCATGAAAGGAAACCGCACGGATATTACAGTTTCTTCATGGCTCGACAAATATGAATTGGTGCAGGAGGAAAGATTGAAACACAACGAGCTGCGCCCAAACTCTTTTCGACAGAAAGCTAAACCAATCCGTCTTTTTCGGGAACATTGTGGAATGCAATATCTAAAAGATATTACAGCACTTGATATTTCCGAAATAACAGATGCTGTTAAGGCAGAGGGTCATAACAGGATGGCTCAAGTTGTACGCATGGTACTAATAGATGTTTTTAAGGAGGCTCAACATGCTGGTCACGTTCCGCCAGGATACAACCCTGCCCAAGCAACGAAACAGCCACGAAACAAGATAAGCCGACAAAGGCTATCTCTGGAGGAATGGAAGGCTATTTATACATCCGCCGAACAACAACAACCTTATTTACAATGTGGAATGTTGCTTGCCATTGTAACAGGGCAACGCCTAGGAGATATTTGCAATATGAAGTTTTCGGATGTATGGGATGATATGCTGCATATTGAGCAGGAGAAAACAGGAACTCGATTAGCCATTCCCCTTTCTCTCAGAAATGAAGCGTTAAATATTACTCTGAGTGATGTTATTTCAAAATGTAGAGATGCTGTGGTGAGTAAATACCTTGTTCATTTTCGCCATAGCACCTCACAGGCTAGTCGTGGTGACCAAGTGTCAGCCAAGACACTTACTTCAACGTTCAAGAAAGCACGGGATAAAAGCGGTCTAACCTGGGAAGAGGGAACAGCTCCGACTTTCCATGAACAGAGATCTCTTTCCGAGCGCTTGTATCGTGAGCAAGGGATAGACACCCAGAAACTATTGGGCCACAAAACAATGAAAATGACTGACAGATACAATGATGACCGCGGTAAAGAGTGGATCATTGTTGGTAAAAAAGCAGTATGA